ATTATATTTCTATATTTGGAAACCTAAAGAACAGACAATTTTGGGATTGGAATATGTCCTGGAGAAACAAATGGCAGTGGGGCGAGAAAGAAAATGGCGAGAAGTTCTTTTTATCTTCAACTATGCTATCATTCCTTACGGATGGGTGGCATTTATTTAAAGCCTTGATGTTACTTTTTATTTCTTTAGCTATTGTAACTTACAAACCTATATTTGGTTATTTTGATATAATTTTATTTTCTATTATTTGGGGGGTAGTGTTTGAATTGTTTTACACTAAAATCTTATTAAAATGAGTACAACAATCTTAAAGAAAAAAGCAGATGCTATATTTTCTACTTATATCCGTTTAAAGTACGCTGATGAGAATTTAGATGTCAAGTGCTTTACTTGCGACAAGGTAATGCCTTACAAGAAGATACAAAATGGTCATTTTTATTCAAGAGGGATATTGAGTTTAAGATATGATGAACAAAACTGCCGACCACAGTGCTACGGATGTAATATTGCTCAAAAAGGCAATTATATCGAATATTATAAAAGACTGGAAAAAGAAATAGGTAAAGGTGGAATGGATTACCTGGAATACAAAAGGCATCAAACAAAAAAGATGGGCAAAGCAGATTATCAAGACTTAATTGACCTGTACACGCAAAAAGTAGCTGATTTATAAAAATATATTACCTTTGTAAAATGAAAACCGAATTAGTAAGCATTAAATTAGTAAAGTCAAACCCGAACAATCCAAGAATTATAAAGGATGATAAGTTTGCAAAATTAGTAGCATCAATTAAGGAGTTCCCAAAGATGCTTGAAATAAGACCTATTGTTGTAAACGATGATATGATAGTCTTGGGTGGTAATATGAGATTAAAGGCTTGTATTCACGCTGGATTAAAAGAAGTTCCAATTATTAAAGTTTCAGATTTGACAGAGCAAGAACAAAAGCAGTTTATTATAAAAGACAATGTAAGCGGTGGCGAATGGGATTGGAATATGTTAGCTAACGAATGGGATGCAGAAGAACTTGATGCTTGGGGATTAGATGTACCAGATTTTGGTAAAGAATTAGAAGCTGAAGAAGATGACTTTGAAGCACCTGAAGGAGGAATTGAAACGGATATTGTTTTAGGCGATTTATTTGAGATTGGGGAGCATAGATTGCTTTGTGGGGATAGTACAGATAGCGATGCAGTATCAAAGTTAATGGATGGTCAAAAGGCTGATATGGTATTTACTGACCCTCCTTATGGAGTAAGCTATACTGGAGGTCATAATAAAAAACAAAGAAAAGGCATTGAAAGTGATGAATTTCAAAATGAAGATTTATCTAATTTGTTTCAAGATTCAATAAACAACGCTTGTATTTTTTCAAAGGATACTTCTCCTTTTTATATTTGGTATGCAGGAGGTAAATCAATAGAAACTTATGCTGGACTTTCTAAAACACCAATTAAGGTTAGGGCAGTAATATGTTGGTATAAAGTAAAAAGTGGTTCTGGTGCTTTTATGAGTCAATACATTCCTAATTACGAACCTTGCATTTATGGTTTTAAAGAAGGTAAATCAATTAATTGGTATGGACCAACAGACGAAAAGACTGTTTGGGAGTTTCCAAAAGATAAACAAAACGAACACCATTTAACACAAAAACCAATTCCTGTTGTAGAAAGAGCATTAAATAACAGTAGTAAAATAAATGATTTAATTTATGATTGTTTTTTAGGAGGTGGCTCAACAATGGTAGCAGCACATCAATTAGAACGAAAATGCTACGGAATGGAATTAGACCCAAAGTATTGCCAGGTAATAATAGACCGAATGCTTAAACTTGACCCAACGATTAAAATTAAAAGGAACGGAGTAGATTATGGCATATAAAACAGATGAATTAGAGAAGAAATCTTTAGAGGCAATAGAAAAACATAAATTGTTCTTTATTGAGGATGTAGTAGCGTTTTTGCCTTGTTCAAAGCCTACTTTTTACGAGCATAAACTGAACGAATCTAACGCTATAAAAGAAGCACTCGAAAAAAACAAAGTTGAGATTAAAACATCAATGCGTTCAAAGTGGTATAAAAGCGAAAACCCTACTTTACAAATGGGATTATATAAGTTAATCGGAACACCTGAAGAAGCCGAACGATTAGGTACTACTTTAAAACATACTGGAGGTATGGATTTGGGTATTACTTTCAACGAGACCAAAACCTATGATACTAACGAAGAAGCAGACTAAAGCGCTCGATAGATTAGAAGACAACAAAACAAGCGAGGTTATATTTGGAGGCGGAGTAGCAGGAGGCAAATCAGCACTTGGCGTTTATTGGATTATTAAATGCTGCTTAAAATATCCAGGTTCCCGATGGTTAATGGGTAGAGCAGTACTTAAGACTTTAAAAGATACTACCTTAAATTCGTTTTACGATGTATGTAAACTGCAAGGTATTAAGTCAGGGCAACACTATATTTATAACGCTCAATCTAATATTATTACATTCTCAAATGGTTCGGCTATTTACTTAAAAGACTTGTTTCAATACCCTTCAGATATTAATTTTGACGAATTGGGCAGCTTAGAAATTTCTGGAGCATTTATTGACGAATGCAATCAAATTACAGAGAAAGCCTGGAACATAGTTAAGTCAAGGATTAGATACAAGCTAACAGAGTTTAAAATAATACCAAAGATGCTCGGCACTTGTAACCCTGCAAAGGGATATGTTTACAATAACTTTTATAAACCTACAAAGGATGGAACAATTAGCGAAAGCAAAGCTTTTATACAATCTTTAATACAGGACAATCCTTATATTTCGGAGCATTACATTCAGTCTTTGCAATCATTAGATAAGTTTAGTAAGGAGCGTTTATTATTTGGTAACTGGGAATACGATGACAACGATAATGCTTTAATACAGTACGATAAGATAATTGACTTATTTACTAATGAGCATATTCCAAATGGTAAAGGATATATTTCAGCCGATATTGCTCGTTTTGGTAAGGATAATACTTTAATTATGGTTTGGAGTGGCTTTAGAGTAACCGAGATACACAAGTTAGCTAACAAGGCAACAAACGAAGTAGCAGCATTCATTAAGCATTTAAGTAAAAAGCATTCAATCCCTTATTCTCAAATTATTTGTGATGAAGATGGGGTCGGTGGCGGTGTGGTCGATTATGGATTTAAAGGATTTGTAAACAATAGCAAAGCATTAACAGGTAATTACATTAACTTAAAATCGGAGTGCTATTACAAGTTAGCGGAACTAATCAATCAAGCTGGAGTATGGGTAATGACTGAAGATGTAACTATAAAAAAGGAATTAACCGAAGAACTTGAATGGGTGCAAAGGCATAACGCTGACAAAGACGGTAAACTTGCGGTGCTACCTAAAGACAAAGTTAAAGAACATTTAGGAAGGTCTCCCGATATAAGTGATGCGCTAATGATGCGGATGTGGTTTGAACTTAAGAAGTTTGAGTTCGTAGTTATCTAAATTTATCGTAAATTTGTAAAAATAATTGCTTATGAATCTCATACAAAGAATTAAAGCTGCTATATTACCTACTCAAGGTTCAGATGCAGGTAACAAATACAATCAATCTTTATTCTCTTATTTTAACGGAATATTCTTTAACATACCTAATAATCCACGAGCGTATGTAAGGAATGGCTATCAAGGCAACCCTGATGTATTTGCTATTATTAATATGATTGCTAAAAAGGCTGCTTCAGTTCCTTTTTATGTTTATGAGATAGACAACAAAAAGAGTTTTAATAGAACAAAGAATAATAAGTTTAACCTAATTAAAAAGGGATTAACCGAAGTAGAAGGCACTGACTTGAATAAGCTAATTGCAAGACCAAATGAAATGCAAAGCCAACAGGAGTATATTGAATCTTTAGTTTCTTTTTTAGAGATTACAGGTAACGCTTACTCTTATAAATTTATGCCTGAAGTAGGAAGAAACAAGGGAGTACCTACTAAATTATATCCTTTACCTTCACAATTCACACAAATTATAGGAAGTGGTACTTTTGAGCCAATTAGTGCTTATAAGCTACAAATAGGAAACCAAGAAATAGAATTTAAAGTAAACGAAGTAAACCATATTAAGTTCTTTAACCCTGACTATAATGTAAGTGGTAATCAATTATATGGAATGAGTCCTTTAATGGCTGCTTGGGAAACTGTTTCAAGTTCTAACGAAGGCACAAGGGCAAAAGCTAAAGCATTTATTAACGGTGGTGCAGCAGGTCTTTTATTCTCTGGAGATAAGGACGCAATGTTAGACGGAGAACAAATAAGTAAGATTAACCAACAAATAGACACAAAGCTAACAGGTGCAGACAATTACAAAAGAATAGTAGCTACTAACGGTATTGTTGATTACAAGCAAATTGGAATGAGTCCAGCAGACCTTGAGATTATCAAATCAATAGGAGCGGATAGAGATACTTTATGTAGAGTGTTTGGTGTAGACCCTATTTTAATGGCTACTGATTCTGCTTCTTACAATAACAAAGAAATGGCTTATAAAGGTTTAGTAACTAATACAGTTATTCCTATTCTAAATATGATTAGAGGTATGTTTAACGAAGTTGCTTTGTACTATTCTTTGAGAGATGGTGTAGAATACTACATAGACTACGATGTTCAAGCGTTTCCCGAAATGCAAAAGGATATGGAGAAGATAGTCGCACAGATGAAAGAATCTTGGTGGATTACTCCTAACGAAAAAAGAGATGCAATGAATTACGATAGATTAGATGAAGCTGATATGGACAGAATTTTAGTCCCTACCAACTTGACTTATCTTGATGAATTAGGAATGTCGGATAAAGCGTTATAATGACACAAGAAGAATTTGATACTAAACTACAAAAGTATTTAGAGACTTACGGCTATCGTTTATTCTCTAAAGCCTTAAAACAATCTATTCAGCCAATTATAGATGCTTTAAATGAATCGGAATCGGTTGCATTTACTAATTCTATTGCAGGGATGCTTTACACAGGTGTTCCTATTTCAACGGCTATGCAAACTTTTTATAATACGGCTTGGAATAAACAATCACGAGGTTATGTTAAATGGCTTAAGGCTAACTTACCACCCGAAGCGACAATAGGTGTAGGCTTTGAGAATCCAATTATGGATGCAGCTTTAAAAGATTACTTTAACACCATAGGCGGTCAGCACATTAAAGATATTAACGATACAAGTCTTAAAAGGATTCAAACGGCATTCCAAAGGGCATTAGAAAATAACGAAGGCTTTAGAGGCGCAGAGAAAAGATTAATTAAAGAAGTAGGGATGTCAAAGACAAGAGCAAGATTAATTGCAAGGACTGAATCTTTAATGGTAACTAATGCTTCTAAATTTACTCAATCAGAGATATTACCGATTGAAATGGAAAAGACCTGGTTACACGACCATCCAAAGATGCCGAGAGATTGGCACATAGCTTTAAGTGGTAAAACTATTGACTTGGATAAGAAGTTTAACGCTGATGGTAGAATGATGAAACATCCAGGCGACCCAGCAGGTGGAATAGAAAATAACGCTAATTGCAAATGCACGATGCTTACAAAAGCAAAGTTAGATAAGGAAAATAATATCATATATAAATAATTGCTAAAAAAGTTAGTATCTTTGTACTATCATAGTTTGGTGTTTTGGTTTTAGGGTGGGTGGTAAAACATCCACTCTTTTTTAAACACTATAAAATTAATCGCTTATGAAAAATATAAGTTTCAAAAATTACGATGCAAGTATTAAGGACTTGGATGTCGAAACAGGAGTAGTTACAGGTTATTTCTCACAATTCAATTCTATTGATTTAGATGGGGATGTTATAATGCCAGGTGCATTTACAAAGACAATCGCAG